AAGATGCGCGATGCCTTCGAGGTGGCGCTGGCCAAGCAGGCAGCCGAGGACGGCTTCGCCAAGCCAAGTCTGCGCCGGAACAAGAACAACGGCGACTACGTCGATCCGTTTGAGCAGGCTGCATGGTGGGCCTGGCAGGCCTCCCGCGAGGCCGTGGTGGTGGAGCTGCCGAAATTCGAGGACTACCCGGCCAGCATGGAGCGTGACATGCGCGAATCGCTGCGTTCTGCGATCGAGGCCCAAGGCCTGAAGGTGACCCCATGAAGCGCGTATGGACCGTAATCGTCGGCCCCAAGGCCTTCCAGATGGTGCTGATGGAGCAGAGCCTGGATCGCGCTGGCGCGCTGCGTGAGGCGCAGTTGATCTGGCCTGAGTGTGAGGTGGTGGGATGAGCGTCGACAAGCAAGAAATCAAGGCCCTGGCAGATCGCGTGAAGACCGATAGACGCTTCTGCGCAGACGAGAATCACCATGTTCTGGCAGATGGTGTCCTGGCCCTGATCGCGGAGATCGAGCGACTTGGAACCTGGAGCACCGCATTCCTTGCCGAGCGCGAGGCGCAGATCCGTCAGCGCGACCAGCTCAAGGCCGAGAACGAGGCGCTGCGTAAGCGAGTTTCCGATTTGTCTCCATTCAGGGGCGCCCCTTTGGCCGGCCCAGATACGCGCTGCCTTGCATGCGGTGAGCACCATTACGGGCTGGGTGGGCTGCCTTGCCCGAAAATGACCTCGTTTGCTCTTAAAGCATCGGGCAAGGGGACTAGTCATGGCTGACCGAATCAGCGTCAACAGCACTACCAAGCTCTCCGAGGCCATCAGCAAGCTTACCAACATGTTCCGCGACAAGAAGTTTGTGGTGGTCAGCCTGCGCCCAGGCAAGGATCGCACCCTGGACCAGAACGCGCTGTGGTTCGCCTTCTACAAGCGCATCGCTGAGATGACCCAGATCGGCGACGCGGCGGACGCCCGGCGCTACTGCAAGCTGCACATCGGCGTGCAGATCCTGTTGAACGAAGACGCCGAGTTCCAGCAGGCGTGGTACCGGGTCATGCGCCACCTACCGTACGAGGAGAAGCTGGCGATGATGGGCGAGTGCAAGCTCTTCGGCCCGGACGGTTTCCCGGTGACCAGCCTGTTCAACCGCGCCCAGGGCGTGGCCTACACCGACCGCATCCTGGCCGAGTTCACGCCCAAGGGTGTCTTCTTCGGCGACTTGGTGGGCGAGGTGGCGGCATGAAGAGCCAGGAAGCAAACCTCAAGCGGAACAAGGACCAAGGCGTTTTCGCGGCGCCGGGCTGGCGGGGGCTGTATGGCCATGGCCTAACTCGGCGTGGTGTGCAGTGTGTGGTTCTCGCTGCATCAGGGAAGAGTGGTAAGCAGATCGCTCGCGAGCTCGGCATTTCGCCGGGCACGGTAACTAGCAGGATGGCTGATGCCCGCCTGCACCTGAAGGCATCCAACCGCACGGAACTTGTCGCCAAGGCAGTTGCAGCAGGGATTATCTACTCATCGGAGGCCGAGTCATGCGCGTAGCCGAGATCAAGCCGAAGAAGTGCAAGGCCCCAGGCTGCGGCCAGCGCTTCAAGCCCATGCTATCGACGCAGAAGGTATGCAGCCCGGCCTGCGCTTTGGCCATGGCCAAAGACCCGAAGCTCCAGAAGGTCGCGGCCAAGGCCATCACCAAGCAAAAGCGCCAGGACCTCCAGGAGCGCCGGGAGAAGCTCAAGACGAAGGGGGAGCACCTACGGGAGGCCCAGGCCTCGTTCAATGCCTACATCCGCGAGCGGGACCGTTTGGCGGGGTATGCGTGCATCTCCAGCGGCCGGCCTTTGGACTGGAACGGAAACGCCGTTGATGCCGGGCACTATCGCAGCACAGGCGCCGCCCCGCACCTGCGCTTCGACGAAAACAACTGCCACGCACAAAGCAAGCACGACAACCGCTACCTGTCCGGAAACGTGGCCGAGTACCGCTTGGGGCTGATCCATCGCATTGGCCTGGCCGCAGTCGAAGCGCTGGAGGCCGACCAAGCCCCGCGCCGCTACACCATTGAAGACCTACAGGCCATCAAGGTCCTTTATCGCCAGAAACTCCGTGACCTGAAGAGGGCCGCAGCATGAAATATCAGAACGTGGTATCCGCAGTAGTGCGTGCACTGGCGGCCGAAACCATCAAAAGCGCCGGCGGCTGCGACTACGAGCCGAAGGTGCAGTCCAGCAAGTTGAAAGGGGAGATTACCGGCAAGGACGCGGCGCTGCTGGCGGACTGCATCGTGCACAAGCTCCTGCACGCCCAGCTCTCGCCAAAGCACTGGCACGCACTGCTGGCCAAGTACAGCACGCACAAGGGGCGCAAATTGGATGCGATCGGCAGATTGGTACCGGTGGTGCCCACACCAGCACCAAAGCGATTCACGCAGCAAGCCGTTCTTGTTTGGGCGGTACCGGAGCAGCGCAAAGGCGTGCAGCGGGTAGCCGCCCAGATCAAGCCCGCAAAGCCGCTGGAGTGCAAAGACGATTGTGGCTGCAAAGATCGCTGCAAGCTGGAGTGGCGCAACCAGGCCGCCCAGCGCAATGTGCAGCGGGCCAACGCTCAAGCCCAGGTGGTTGCCGAGCAGCGCCCGGGTGAAATGATAGTGCTGGCAGCCTCGAACTACGACATGACCACCTGGGATGAGCAGGGGCTAACGGAGCGCACCTATCAGCGCTGGAACAAGTCCATTCGCGGGTCGCTGGAAGGCCTGGTGAACGAGGCGCTGGTAGAGGCTCAGCACATGCTCGAGGCGGTTGGAGTTCTCGCAAGCGAGGCTGCGTAAAAATTTCATAGAAAGGGCTTGCAATATCATGTCGCCATGTCGCAATATTAGCACATCCTGTCATTCCTGCGTGTGTTGAGGATTGACGAGCAGAACCCGGCCATCGCGCCGGGTTTTTTATTGCCCCGAGAGGCCCTCAAGAGTCCCGACCATTACCGATTTTGCTGAACTCCATTTTTTTCAGGACACATGGAACGAATTGATGGCATTCTGATTCTGATAGCTTGCTAAGAAAAACCCATCAGGATTCCGTGATCATGAAAAAAATCATCGCTGCTGCGGTGTTGTCCCTTTTGGCCACCGGTACACAGGCTGCTGACCTGTCTGGCGCAATCGGTGCGACTAGTCAGGGCGGTTTGACCGCTCGCGCAGCTGTAGGCTTTGACTGGGACAAGAGCTGGTTTGAAACTAGCACCGGTCGGTTAACCGGCTACTGGGATGCTGGCTACACCTATTGGGAAGCAGGAGATGCTTCTGGCGGGGCCCACTCGTTGTCCTTTGCACCTGTATTCGTTTATGAATTTGGTAGCGGTGAAGTGAAGCCGTTCATCGAAGCGGGCATTGGGCTCGCAGTGTTCTCCGGTACGTCCGCAGGGGATCAGGATTTCGGCTCGGCTTTCAACTTCGAAGACCGCATTGGCGCAGGCCTGAAGATTGGCGAAACGCAAAAGGTCGGTATCCGGGCAATTCACTACTCCAACGCTGGCATCAAACAACCGAACGACGGCATTGAATCGTACTCGCTTTTCTATAGCCACCGGATTTGATTGGTCGATCTCGTTTCGTCCGCCATGCGCGGACGTTACGGGTTTTAGGCATAGAGTGTTATGCGCACATCGGAAATGCCCAAATCTGCAACCGCCATGGCCAGTTCTTCCTGAGCGACAGGGAGCGGCACGCGCATTGCCGTCACGGGATCTCTATGAGCATGCAGCCGCAGAAGTACAGCAAGAGCGTCACTCTGGCGCAATGACGTCGGCGAATCGCAAACCCAAAATCGGGCACGTCCTTTAAGGTTGTAGTCGATTTTATATTTCATGCGATGCCCGATTTTTTCCAATGAACATCGGTAATGCCATAGCGCTCAGCCAACGGCCGCGAGATTTTTTTTAAGTCCGCCGCCCTGAACTTTGGGATTACGCTCACGCCTCCATCACAGGCGGCCCAATGCCAGGCTTCCGCGTTATCCATTTTTTCTGAACGGATGATAAAGCTGCGCGCTTCACCATGAAGCCGATATTCAATGAGGAATAGCGATTGGTTGAGCATTTCCCAGATCCGGTTAGAGGCCAGCCCGGCCATCGATTCTTTTAGCGCTTAGGTGAAGGTAAGGCAAGGGCAATCGCCCGATGCTGACTATCTATGCGCTCTACGTCATAGTTTGGAGAAAAAATGGACCCAACCGACCTCGGCCCAGGCATAGCTTGGCTGAGCGGTGCGGCAACTCAACGTCGCCGACGGCTACCTGTCTGGCCTTCACTTCATTCGCATTGAGAGGTTGAGCATGGAGTTTTTTCACCGCCTGCTCGACAAACTCGACTGGGCAATAGCGGGCTTATTGGGGGCCTTGGTTGCCACCCGCTGGCACAAAGACGACCTCACAGACCGCAAGGCCTGGATTCTTTTCCTGCTCACTGGTATGGCTTGTGCCCACTACCTTACGGGGATGGTCAGCGCGTACTTTGGCATCGTCGAACCGCGCAGTGTTGCGGGTGTAGGGTTCCTGCTGGGCACCTTCGGCGGCTCGCTCATTGCCGCCGTCACCCGTGCCATCAAGGCCGCTGATCTCTGGTCTGTCATCAGGTCCAAGTTCGGAGGGCCAAACGGATGATTCTCGAATACGTCAATGCCCTGGCTGCCGGCGTGATCGCCCTATGGGCATCCTGGGCAGTTCTGAGCGGGAAAGTGCGAGATGGGGTCATCGGCAAGATCCTCTACTCGATCATCGCCCTGAGCGGCTACGCCATCCTGGCCAGGTCGGATCGTATGTTTTTCACCCCGAACACTGCCGGTGTCACGATGCACGTCGCCTTGGCCTTGGCCGGTATCCGTCACATGTTCGTCATCACCTACTGGCCACGGGTTAAGCGCTGGATCTGCCGGCGCTTGGACTGCGACGTTTGCAAGCGGTCGAGCTGATCCGCGCCACAAAATCGACATGCGCCGTTTCGTGGCGCGGGAGTATCCATGAGCAACGTGACTCGAATCCGACACGCGCTGCCGGTGAGCCAGGACATCGCTGCTGCGGTAGCAGATCTTGACGCTGCCTTGGCGAAAGCCATCGAGGCTGCGAAGGATGCGGGGCTTCCGCAGGGCCTGCTGGTTGGCCTGCTGCATGGTCACGCCCATGCCGAGACGCACAAAATGGTGATCGAATGAAGGTGGTCGAGTTCCAGCGCGAGAACTGGCGGGATGCTGCCAAAACGCTGCGGAAGATCGCCGATCAGTTGGATAGCGGAGAGCTACCCGTTTGCAGCATCGGCGTCATGGCTATGCGCGACTCATCTGGCCAGGTTGAATTGTTCGCCTTCGGTCCGGTGGCAGACGACCTGCGGTCCTTGGCAATGTTTCGTCTCGCTGAGCAGAAGCTGATCGACGTGCTGCTAGACCCTGGTCCGTGATGGCATACTGACCCTTCGACACATCGGAGGGATGATACATGGAGTTAATCGATATTTACGGCGACACGGACCGCGAGCATTTGCTTACATATTTGGTAGAGGATCGTCAGGACATCGCCAAATATGCATCCAAGCTGATCGCCAGGCTGAGTAAAGTATGCGCAGCGCAGTCAGTCAGTCAGCGATGGGGAGTAATTTTCTCGGTCAGCGATGATGGGACTTCAGTAGCAATAGGCTCCCCATTCGGTGATGCATGGGCCGACCTCAAACTTGGTATTGAGGGTAATCAGCTTCTGGGGTTTTGGGATATCCGCAAGAAAACTGTGGACGTTCATGGTGAAGAGCGGTCGAGTTTTGTATCCACCATACGCTTCACTAAAGATGGGATGTACCTGCTTGGTAGCTCCGGTGAGAGCGCGTTGAGCGTTCATCAGCAGGGTTTTGGAGAGGACACAACGGCCTACAAAATCATGTTGTCCATTCTTTACGCTATTGGAGCCCGCTGAGGTTACGAGTTCAGATAATGACAAGTAAGCAACCCGACTGGGAGGCGATCGAACGAGCCTTCCGGGCCGGGGCGCTTTCCATCCGCACCATCGCTGACCGTAACGGGGTAAGCGACACCGCGATCAGGAAGAAGGCCAAGGCCTTGGGCTGGGAGCGGGACCTTTCCGAGCAAGTCCGCAAAGAGGTTCGCAACAAGCTGGTTCGCGGCGAGGTTCGCGAAGGCCAATGCGCGAACCCCGAGCACGACGCCGAGATCATCGAAGAGGCGGCAGAAGAGGGCGCGACGGTTGTTCGCAGCCACCGCCGCGACATTCGCAAAGCCGCGAACCTTGCGAACCTTCTGATGGATGACTTGCTCACCACCATCAAACGGCGTGAGGACATCGAAGACGAAATCGAGCGCGAGACCGCCGATGATGAGAGCGGCTTCCGCCGTAGCTCGATGCTCGCCGCCGTGGCATTGCCCAGTAATGCCAAGACTCTTTTCCAACTATCCTCTGCCATGAAGAACCTGCAAGTGCTCGAGCGTACTGCATTCGGCCTGGACGACAAGGAGCAGTCGAAAGACGCCGACGAGCTCTCGCAACTGATGGATGAACTATCGAAGGAAGCCTGACCCATGAAGCCCGAGCACATGAAGCTGCTGCGGGATCGATTCTGGCGCCTGAACAACCTGTACTTCATTACGGACAAGCAGGGCAAGAAGGTCCGCTTCCGCATGACGCAGGAGCAGATCGGCTACTTCCAGGGGATGCACACCCGCAACATCATCCTCAAGGCGCGGCAGCTGGGGTTCACCACCCTGGTCTGCATCGTCCAACTCGACGGCGCGCTGTTCGAGGCTGCCAAGTGCGCCCTGATCGCGCACACCCTGAATGACGCCAAGCGCCTGTTCCGCGAGAAGATCAAGTATGCGTATGACCACCTTCCCAAGGAGATACGGGCGGCCAACCCCGCGCGCAATGACGCTGCGGGCGAGCTGGTGTTCAGCAAGGGCGGTTCACTCTACGTGTCGACATCCTTCCGGGGCGGCACGCTGCGTTACCTGCACGTTTCCGAGTTCGGGAAGATCTGCGCCAAGTTCCCGCACAAGGCGCGGGAGATCGTCACCGGTGCGTTCGAGGCTGTTGCCGCTGAGTGCTTCGTTACCATCGAATCTACGGCAGAAGGCAGGGCGGGCTACTTCTTCGACTACAGCCAGTCTGCCGAGAAGCAGCAGCTGGCCGGTGTGCCTCTGGGCCTGCTCGACTGGAAATTCTTCTTCTTCAGCTGGTGGCGCAACCCGCTGTACTGGCTGGACCCGACCGGCGTAGTCATCCCCGACCGCCTAACCAAGTATTTCGACGACCTGAACGTCAAGCACGGCATCGCCACCAACCCAGGCCAGCGCGCTTGGTACAGCGCCAAGGAAAAGACCCTCGGCGACGACATGAAGCGCGAGTACCCTTCGATCCCTGCCGAAGCATTCCAGCAGACGATCGAAGGCGCGTACTACGCCAAGCAGTTCACCAAGCTCTACGCCGCCCAGCGCATCGGCACGCTGCCTGACAACAGCCACCTGCCGGTGCATACCTTCTGGGACATTGGCGTGGGCGACTCGACTGCGATCTGGTTCGTGCGGATCGTGGGCGAAGAATTCCACGTTATCGACTTCTACCAGAATAGCGGCGAAGGCCTGCGGCACTACATGAAGGTGCTCAAGGATAGAGGCTACGCCTACGGCGAGCACTGGGGGCCGCACGACATCGACAACAGGGAATTTGGTAGCGATGGCAAGACTCGACGAGAACTCGCGCGTGAGGGCTACGAGATCGACGGCCAGAAGTACAGCCTGACATTCAAGGTCGTCCCGAAGCTGGGAGTTGACGAGGGTATCGAGCAAGTGCGCGAAGTTCTGGCGAATTGCGCCTTCGACCAATCTAAGTGCGAAGAGGGCATCACCGCCCTGGAGAGCTACCGCAAGGAGTGGGACGACAAGCGTGGTTGCTGGAAAGACAAGCCCCTGCATGACTGGTCATCCCACCCGGCAGACGGATTTCGCTATTTCGCCGTTGCCATGGCGCGACGTAAACGCACAGGCGGCAGTCGCCGCATCGGAGGTTTGGCGTAATGCCTGTTCAATCCACCAACCCAGAGTACGACGCTCACATCGAAGAGTGGCGGATGATGGACGATGCTCTGGAAGGCGAGTGCGCCATCAAGGGCAGTCCACGTAACCTGCCCAAGCCCAGCGGCATGGTCGAGGCTGAAAAGCTGGATGGCCAGGGCAATGCCTATCTCTATCAAAATTACACGGCGCGGGCACAGTACGAACACTGGGTGCGCGATTCGCTGCGCTCGATGATGGGTCTGGTCTCCCGGCTCATTCCTGAGGTGAAGCTGCCCAGCGGACTCAAGGGCGTGGAAGAGAACGCCACCGCTGACGGGTTCGGCCTGACTCAACTCTTCCTGCGCATCGTTCGGCAGACCATCTCCCACGGGCGTGTGCCGCTTGTGGTCAACGTGGACGACCAGGGCCAGCCTTACTTTGCAACCTACGCTGCTCGGAACGGCATTAACTGGGATACCGCCGATCAAGGCGGGCGCCAGGATCTGGTGCTGGCCGTATTCCGCGAGTTCCGCAAGAAGGCGGAGGACCGCTACAGCCATGAGTGCCAGACGGTTTACCGTGAGTTCTTCATGCAGGGTCAAGTCTGCTACACGGCTGTGCGCAACGAAGCAGGCGAGCTCATCGATGATGAGCGCCCCCTTGGCACTGTTGGTGCCGGCAACCAATTGGTGCGCGGCCTCGAGTACATCCCGGTCATCTACTGCGGATCGACCGACAATTCACCGGACGTGGACGAGATCCCGCTGCTGACGATGGCCAGGGCCGCGCTGAAGTCCTACCAGCTCAGCGCCGACTACTTCACCGCGCTGCACCAGACCAGCCACCCGCAGCCGTGGGTGTCGGGCCTGGACGAGAGCGTCGAGCTGAGCGTGACCGGGCCGTCTGCAGCCTGGGATCTCGGACCCAAGGGTCAGTGCGGCTATCTGGAGTTCCAAGGGGCAGGTGTTGAGGCTGTCCGAACGGCCATGTCTGACCAGAAGAGCGCAGCCCTAGAGGCTGGCGCCAAGGTCATGGACGTGTCCGGTACCGAGTCGGGAGAGGCACGCAAGACGCGCCAGAACGACCAGCATGCCACGCTGCACAGCATCGTCATCACCGCAGCGGCAGCCATTGAGCAGGCCTTGCGGTACGCCGCCGAGTGGACTGGCTACAACCCGGACGACGTGGTCTTCACGGTCAAGCCGGAGTTCGTCATACCTGAGGTCAACGCCCAGGTGCTGGCTGAGCTGCAGAAGAGCGTCATGGCCGGCACGATCAGCGCCGAGACCTACTGGCAGTACCTCACCACCGGCAAGCTGCCCGAGCGGGCCTACGACGAAGAGGCCGGGCTGATCAGCGACGAGCGTGAGTCGGCCGGCATCAATCTGGACAAAGACGATGGCGACGAAACCGACGCAAACGGCGGACGAGATGCTGCTGGAGCAGGTCAGTCGGCACGCGGTGCTGCTGGAGCGGCTTAAAGCGGGTGAGGCCAAGAAGTTCGAGACGGTCCTGCGCCAGGTGGATACCCAAGTGCGGGACCAGCTGACCCGTAAGGAGCTCACGACCTACAGCCGAACCCGGCTTGAGGAGTTCCTGGGTCGAGTTGGCGGCAAGCTGCTGGGCATCTACCAAGCGTTTGGCGATCGCATGCAGGCAGACTTGGTGGACATCGCGCTCTACTTGGCCGCCTTCGAGAGCCGCAGCTTGTCCAAGGCGCTGCTCATTGACGCCATCATGCCGACGGACTCGCTCATTCGGGCGGCGATCAACACCCAGCCGCTGCAGGTGGCAGGCATCGACGGCGGCACCCTGCTCAAGCCCTTCCTCAAGGGCTGGACGCGAAACGAGTCGACCCGGGTCACCAACGCCATACGGCTCGGCGTGGTGCAGGGCCAGACGAATGCGCAGATCACCCAAGCTATACGCGGCACGGCCGCACAGAACTTCACCGATGGCGTGCTGGCGGTCAGTAACCGCAACGCCAGGTCGGTTGTGCACACCGCCGTGCAGCACGTGTCCGCGACGGCACGCATGGAGACGCTCGCCGCTAACGCCGAACTCGTTCCGGGCTACCGCATCGTGGCCACCCTCGACCGGAAGACCAGCCAGCAGTGCAAGAGCCTGGACGGGCGTGAGTTCGAGATAGGGAAGGGGCCGGTGCCGCCGTTCCACATCAACTGCCGCACGACCATCACGCCCATCACCAAGCTGTCAGCAGCGTTCGCGAAGGGCGCCACGCGCGCGTCTGTGGGCGCATCTGGGGGCGCGCAGGTCTCCGCCAGCCTCAGCTACTACCAGTGGCTGAAAACGCAGCCACCGGCGTTCCAGGACGCTGCGCTGGGACCGGTGCGCGCAAAGCTGTTCCGCGATGGCGGGCTTACTGCGGAGCGGTTCGCCTCGCTGCAGTTGGACAAGAACTTCAAGCCACTGACGCTCGATCAGCTCAAGGAGCTGGAGCCGTTGGCGTTCGAGAGGGCCGGTCTTAACTGACCCGCGCCACAAAACAACTAGCCACGATTTCGTGGCGCGAACTACGGCCTCGCATTGCGGGGCCTTTTTCTGCCCGCCAGGCGGGCCTACTCAGTCCCCAGGGGATAGCCACATGCCTTTTGACTTCGACCCGGCCGCCCACGGCCTGACCCTCGACGAAACCCAAACTGCCGCGCTGAAGGCAGCGCTCGGCGGCGAGGTACAGAAATTCCTGGACGGGGAGGTCTCGGGCCTCAAGTCCAAGAATCGGGAGTTGATCGACTCCAATAAGACCATCAAGACCGAACTGGACGGCCTCAAGGGCAAGTTCGAAGGCCTGGACATCGAAGCCGTCAAAGGCCTGCTGGCCAAGGCCGGCCAAGACGAAGAAACCAAGCTGATTGCCGAGGGCAAGCTGGACGAGGTCATCAGCCGCCGCACTGAGCGCCTGCGCACCGATCTGGACAAGCAGGTCAAGGCTGCCAACGAGCGTGCCGACAAGGCCGAGGCCTTTGCTGCCAAGTACAGCGACAAGGTACTGGCTGACTCCATCCGCGCTGCCGCCATCAAGGCTGGCGCGCTGCCCGAGGCTGCCGAGGACATCATCCTCCGCGCCCGCGGCACCTTCAAATTGAGCGAAGACGGCGAGCCCGTTGCCACCGACCGTGCCGGCGAAGTCGTGTACGGGAAGGACGGCAAGACCCCGCTGTCTCCCCTCGAATGGGCGGAATCGCTGCGCGAAACCGCTACCCACCTGTGGCCAAGGGCTCAGGGTGCCGGACAGACCGGCGACAACGGTGGCAAGGCCACGAAGAAATGGGGCGAGTACACCGAAGCCGAGCGCGCCGCGCTGGCCAGGGACAACCCCGATGCGTTCAAAAAACTCCAAGCCACCCAAGGAACCTAATCCATGGCCACGACCCAGCTGTCGGACATCTTCGTCCGCGATTACTACGGCGCGCTGGCGCCGGTGAACACCCCCGAAAAAACCGCCGTCTTCGAATCGGGCATCGTGACCCGCTCGCCGACGCTGGACAACATCGCCAACAACGGCCAAGGCACCTCCGAGATCAGCTACTGGCAGGACCTCGATGCCGACGAGGCGCCGAACATCTCGAACGACAACCCGGATGACCTGGGCGAGGTCGGCAAGGCCGAGCAAGGCAGCATGCGCGCGCGCACGCTGTACCTCAACAAGGGCTACGGTGTCGCTGACCTCACGGCCGAACTGGCCAATAGCGAGCCGATGCAGCACATCCGCAACCGCTTCGGCACGTACTGGACCCGTCAGTGGCAGCGCTACCTGCTCGGTGCTGCACGAGGCATCATCGCCTCGAACATCGCCAACAACGGTGGTGACATGGTCAAGGACGCTGGTGCCAGCATCAGCGCCTCCGCGTTCCAGGATGCAGCCTTCACCGCAGGCGACGCGGCCGATATGTTCGGCGCGATCGGCGTGCACTCGGTCGTCATGAACCAGATGGTCAAGCAGGACCTGATCGAGTACCTGCGCGACTCCACTGGCAAGATCATCCTGGCTACATACCTCGGCAAGCCGGTATTCATGGACGACAGCCTGACCTACGCGTCCGGCCAGTTCCTGTCGGTCTTCTTCGGTCAAGGCGCATTCGGCTACGGCGAAGGCACCCCTCACACCCCCGTCGAGATGCAACGCAAGCCTGACGGCGGTAACGGTGGTGGCGCCGAGGTTCTGTGGGAGCGCAAGACCTTCATCCTGCAGCCTGCCGGTTTCAGCTGGAAGGGCAGCAACAACCTGAACCTGAGCCCGAATGCCACCCAGTACGCCAGCGCCGCGAACTGGGAGCGAGTATTCGACCGCAAGCAGGTACCGTTCGCAGCAGTCATCAGCGGCACTGCCACCCCTTGACCCGCCAAGCGGGGCGCTGACCTAGCGCCCTGCGCAGGAGACCACCATGAAAGTCATCTACACCGACAAGCCCGGCCGTGAGCGCGGCGTTTGTTACCGACTCCTAAGCCAGTTCTTCGGAGTCATCGACGGAGCAACTCAGGTTGTTATCGAGGGTGACGCACCCGAGATCGTCGAGGCCTACGAGGCGGCCGGCATCAAGGTTGGCGAGCAATCCGGGGGCGACCAGTCTGAAACCGACCCGCACAAGATGAACGCCGCCGAACTGAAGGAGTGGCTCACCTCCAAGGGTATCGAGTTCGACGCCAGCGCGAAGAAGCCCGACCTGCAAGCCCTGATCCCGCAGGAGTAAGCGATGACCGACTTCATCACCGTTGCTGACGTCGATGCAAAGCTCGGCCAGGGCTGGGCAGGTGCCGGTGATGCGGTCCTTGCCGTGGCCATGGCCAACGCCTGGCTCACGGCCAAGATCAAGCGCGCGGTGCCTGAGGTGGTGCCGGACGCCATCAAGTCCGCCGGTGCGCAGGTGGCCAAGCTGGCCGCAGCAGGCAAGCTCTACAAAGACACCCAGCGCGAAGTGCAGAGCAAGACTGTGTCGGCCCAAGCTGGCACCTCGACCAGCAAGACCTACGTTGCGGGGTCTGTTGATCGCTCGACCGGTGAGAACTTCGCCCTCGACCTCATCGCGCCCTGGACCCGCCGCGCCGGCACCGTGATGCTCAAGAGGATCTGACCCATGGGCATGCGCGAAGAACTGCAGGCCGATTTGGCGGAAGCGTTCGATGATCCAGACGGCCTTGCCGACGCGGTGAAGCCCGTTGCCGGCAGTCGCACGGTCAAGGGCGGATATGACCCCGAGATCGGCGGCACCGTACCGGCCTCGACCATCCATTACATCGGGCGCGGCGTGTTCGGCAGCTACCTGGCCAAGGAGATCGACGGCTCACGTATCCAGACCCAGGATGTGAAGCTCCTGGTGCTGCAGAACGAATTGTTCGAAGGGCAAGCCGATGCCGTGACAGCCACCCCGGCCGTACCGAAGATCGGTGACCTGATCAGCGGGTTTCGGGCGCTCAACGTCTCCGAAGACCCAGCCAAGGCTACCTGGACCGTCCAACTGAGGAAGTGACATGCCCCGCGGATCACACATGACCCAGCGCTATGGCGGGCTTGAGGGTGGGTTCGCCGAGAGCATCCGCGCTTTCGCCGAGCAGGCCCAGGAAGCGCTGGACGCCACCTTCCGCGAGATCGTGATCGAGATTGGCAGCAGCGTAATCCGCATGTCTCCGGTGGGTAACCCGGAGATCTGGGCGGCCAACCTGGCGCACCGAGAAGCCCGCAATGCCGAGGCTGACCGCTATGACGCCAAGGTCGCAGCGCGCAATGAGGCCATCAACCAGAATCCGAGCAACTTCACCAACTCGGGCAAACTCAGGCGGGGCGTGCGTTACGCCAAGCCGCTTACCAAGACCGAGCGTGACCAGAACTTTTACGTCAATGGTCTGGTATCCGGCCAGGGCTACGTCGGTGGCCGCTTCCGGGGTAACTGGCAGTTCTCCATCGACTCGCCTGCTACTGAAGAGCTTGACCGTATCGACCCATCCGGCAGCGAGACGATTGCTGCGCTGCTGAGCCAGGTGCAGGCGCTGACCATCGGCCAGACGGCCTACATCGTGAACAATCTGGCCTACGCGGTTCCGCTGGAATACGGGCATTCAACCCAGGCCCCGGCCGGCATGGTCAGGGTCACCCTGGCTAACTTCCAGCGCATTGTCGACGAGGCCATCAGGAATAACAGCATATGAGCCATGCGCGAGCCCGTCAGGCCATCGAGATCAATCTGATGGCCTGGGCGATGGCGCGCCCGATTCGGGTCGCCAACTTCGAAGAGGGATTCGAGGCCGGGTCCGGCGAGACCTACCTTCGAGCCTACTTACTGCCGGCCAGCACCACCTGCCGATACCTGGGCGGCGACGCCTACGAATACACCGGCGTCTACCAGATCAGCATCGTTTGCCCGGCAGGCCAGCCCCTGGGCGTTGCCGAATCACTGGTCGACGAGCTGAGCAGCCTGTTCCGGGTTGATACAGAGCTAAGCCGCAGCGGCTTCGAAGGCCTGCTCACCGAGCCACTGGAGCAGGGCCCAACCATTACCGAGTCGGCGACCTATACGGTCCCGACCAGCTTCACCTACCGCGGCGTCGCGGACCAATCGCCCGTAGGGGCATAACCATCCGCCACCTGGCGAAACTTCAAGAGGAAATACCCATGGCCGCACGCTTCCCGCTGCCGAACGGCTCTGTGCTGGAAATCGCCAGCGTACTCGCCGCTGCCGTTGCCTTCACCGCTCTGACCAACGCTGCACCTCCAGTCGCCACCGCCGCAGGGCATAACATCAAGAACGGCGACGTCCTGGTCGTCAGTTCTGGCTGGTCGCTTATCAACGACCGCGCGGTCCGCGCTGCCAGTGTTGCCGCTGACAAATTCTCAATGGCTGGCCTGAATACCACCAACGCCGACAAGTACACCGCCGGCGCAGGTGTCGGGTCTGTGATCCCTGTGACCAACTGGGCTCAGATCTCGAAGGTGACCGCCTTCACCTCTTCCGGCGGCGAGCAGCAGTACCTCACCGTCGGGTACCTGGAGGACGATGACGATCGCCAGTTCCCCACCAACCGCAACCCCATCACCTGGTCGATCACTGTCGAAGATCAGCCAGCCGCTGCCTACGTGGGCCTGGTTGAAGCCTACGGCGATAGCAAAGAGCTGACGGTCGTCCGCCTCAAGCTGCCCAACGGCGACCAGATCCTCTATCCGGGCTACGTGAGCATCACCACAACCCCGACCATGGAGCGCAACAACCTGATGACCCGAACCATCAGCATCGCGCTCTCGGGTCGTCCGGTTCGCTACCTGGCTGCTGCCTAAGGAAACCTCATGGCGAAGATCAAAATCGCGCAGAACCCGACGTTTACCGCCGAGGTGCAGGTGCCTCGAATCGGTGGAGATCCAGTGCCAGTGGAATTCGAGTTCCGCTACATGGACCGGGTGACGCTGGCCGGCATGTTTGACCGCTGGAACAAAGCGCGCGACGCCTGGGCGGAGAAGGCCAAGGCCGACAACGCTACCTGGGAAGAGGTGACCGCCGGTGAGATCGCTCTGCAGGCTGAGCAACTGGGCGAAATCGTCACCGGGTGGGACCTGGAGGATAAGTTCAGCCAGAAAGCGATCCTCGAGTTGGTCCGTACCTGTACGGGGGCGCCAAAGGCCGTCATCGACGCCTTCCAGGCTGCCTACAGCCCGGCCCGATTGGGAAACTGAGGGCGGCGGCCCGGGCCTGCTACGAGCGTGGGCCCTCCGCCGAGCAACTGGCGGCGCTGGGGCTGACACTGGATGACATCGAGGAGGAGGAGGTGGAGGTCTGGCCAGATGCATGGCCAGCCTTCCGCCTGTTCGATGCCCTTGGCACCCAGTGGCGGGTGGCTTCTGGCGCCCCGTCTGGCCTGGACTACACCGCCATACCTGCAACTGCCGCGATGCTCGGCATCAAGCGCCGCGACCTCACCGACATTTTTCCCGATCTCCGCGTCATGGAGGTGGAGGCGCTCTCGGTGATGCATGATGCCCATTGAGCGTTTACTCCGCTGGTCGAATGATTGGGTGGCAATTTGACGTCGCTACTTGACTGCTGCAATATCGCGCCCCACTTTGATTGTGTATATACAAATCCAAGATGAATCGACCGCAAGGGGGCCGGATGCCTAAAAGCCTGGATGTAGCCGAATATTTCCTCCATCTGGAAGGAGATGGTGGCGAAATCTCGAATCTGAAGCTTCAGAAGCTCGTGTACTACGCCCAAGGGTTCAGCTTGGCGCTTAATGACGCGCCTTTGTTTGACGAGCCTGTCGAGGCTTGGATGCACGGACCAGTAGTGGCTAGCCTCTACCGAAAATTTCGTGACTTCGGCTCCAATCCGATTCCTCCAAACGAGTCCTTCGATCCAGAGGTGTTGAGCCGGGCGCAGCGCAGATTGATTCGAGAGGTCTACGACGTCTACGGCCAGTATTCCGCGTGGAA